AGAAATCATTTGACGTCCTGATAGGTAGACTAAGAGGTAGAGCTCCTCGCTATAAGAGATTTATTACGTCCCCTAACGGCAAAAAGAACTGGATATATAAGCTATTACGAGAAGAAGCTAATGAGGTTAATAAAGATTTCTTTAGTAAGATAGTGAATGGATTGCGGGTGGAAATGATTGTTGCTCGTACTAGAGATAACGTCTATCTCCCCCCTGATTACGAAGAGAGTATGCGCTCTACGTATTCTACAAAGTTCTGTCTACAAGAGCTAGATAGCGTATTCTTAGACATGAATGAAAGCGCTATATTCGATAGCTTTTCGGAAGGTAGAGACGTCGATGCTGACCTTCTATTGCCTCCTATTAGACAAAGGGCAGGGGTTGGCCGTGCTGCTTTTTACGAGCATCAGAGTGGCGATTCTTTTCAATTTCCTCTTTATGCGTTTGTAGACTTAAACGTCGATTCTTACGCTGTTAGTATGGCTTACTTGACTGCCAGTGAGAGCGACCCGAACGATACTGTTATAAACGTGATTGATGAATTCTATGAAAGTGAGTGTAGTTCTTTTCAGATGACAGAGTATGTAAAGAGCAAATACCCAGCGGCTTTTTACGGTGATATAAAAGTTATAATTGACTGCTCTTCTGATACACGTAAGACTAGCTCTAAGAACTTAAAAACGGACATGGCGATATGGAGAGAGGCGGGGTTTATAATTATTAATAAAGGTAGAACTAACCCAGCTATTACAGATAGCGGGCAGAATGTAAATCGCTGTCTAGAAAAAGAGCTTTTTAAGATACACCCAGAGTGTAAGCACGGTATACTAGACCTAAATACCTGTAGTAAAGACGACAAGGGAAAGATTGGCAAGGGTACTATTACCCACTTGAGCGATGGATATAGATATGGATGTTGGCACTTTAACGCGCCAAAGGTAAAAAGAAGAAACGCAAATAATACTGGATTTTTTTAACAAAGGAATATAACTATGGCTACACGTAAACCACTACAGCAAATGATACCAGAAATTATCGAGCATATCGATACCGTCTGGGAGAATAATATTGTCTATAATAGAGAGCTATACGAGATGTACGAAGGGCAAAACCTACAGTATATTGAAGAGATGTTGCAGAAGAGAATGAGCCCCCGCGCCTTTGAAAAATCACGCGATAGAATACCTCCTATTAATCTCTTAAGAGACGTGACAGAGAAGCGCTCTAAGGTCTATATAAATCAAGAGGTACTACGAACGACTGAGCTTACTAGCGACCAAGATCTAATCGACTACTGGGAAGCAGAGGCAGATGTTAATAACGTTCTAGCAGAGTCCAATTGCTTCTTGAATATGCATCGATACGTAGGAGTAGAGTACTATACAAAGGACACTTTGGATGGTTCTAAGCCCGGTCTAAGGGTACTAGGCGGACATGAGTTTATACCTTACAGTGACGACCCAGTTAACCCAGCCAACCCAACGGTTATGGTTAAGTTTATGTATACTTATCCAAACGATAAGGCTAAGTATAGAAGGGGTTTAAAGGCTACTCAGCAAAAGGTTAATACCTATGGAAAGAAGAGCCTTAACGCACGCCAAGAATGGGACGAAGTGAATCGATTCCATTTTATAAGTGATAAAGAGTTCTATATTGTAGACGTATCTTCCGGCGGTAAAACAAGGGGGCAATACGAGATAGTTGCTCATGAGACTAATGGCATTAACCCATACGGAGTCATGACGATTAAGATGCTATCTTTATCTAATAGAGAGATAATCCCTTACCCCGATTCATCCTTAAAAAGAATGAGCATTCTATTACCCATGCTATACACAGATCTAAACTATGCTATTGAGTTTCTATCTCGCTCTATTGTTTACGGCATCGATATCGAGATACAGGACGCTCAAGCAAACCCAGACGCTATCATGATGATCGATTCTCTAGATAAGGAAGGCGCTAATCCAACCATTGGTACCATCGAGCCTAAGGTTCAGATTCCGGAAACCCTAAACCTAATCGCCTCTGAGTATCAGCTATGGCTACATACGTTAGACCTCAAAGCAAGCCAGAGTATCGGTTCTAATAACGTTCAGGACGTGGCCAGCGGGGTATCTAAGTATATCGATCAGGCGGACGTTGTAGAGCTAATGAAGAAGCAGTCTAAGATGTATAAGAACTTTGAAAAAGAAGTGTGGGAAATGATTAAGTTTATACATAACGCTAAAGCTGTAGAGTTTAGAAAGGGCTTATTTTCTAGAGATATGAAAGTAAGTGTTGAGTATATACCAGAGAAGCCTATGGAAGATGAAAGCTCTAAGATAGCTAAGCTTAAAGCTAAGCTAGCCGCTGGGTTTACCTCTTATCGTAGAGCCCTAATAGAAGCCAACCCCCATTTGGATGACCAAGGTATAGAAGCTCTTATGTTAGAGATAGAACAAGAGAAAGAGATGCGCTTAAAAAGGCAGCAGGAAATGATGAGTGGCACTACTACAGAAGAAGAACCACCTGAAGAAAATGAAGAGGAGACTGAATAATGGCTGAACCACAACAAAAGTTTACTGTCCTGCTCCCCTTAGGTCTAGATGAAGACCAAGCCGAGTTTATCGCCAGGGATATAGTAGAGTTTATTCAAAAAAGAACTCGCAAGGGATTGGATAAGGATAACCAACCGTTCAAGTCTTATTCCGAGTCTTATGTGGATAGTCTAGACTTTCAGATTGCCGGTAAGAGTAAGAGTAGGGTTAACTTAGCGCAAAGCGGAGATACGATTGAGTCTATAGAAGTACTTAGTATAGACGGTAGAAGAATCGAAATAGGAATGGAGGCAGGAAGTGATGAAAACGACAAAATGGCGTGGCTTATCGCGCCGGACAATGGAGCCAGCAGAAATCCACTCGGTATCAGTGGGGACGACTTACAGTCCATTATTGATAAGCACAAGTCTTCTAGCCGTGAAGAGCGAGAAGAAGAGCGGGCGGTTGACGAAGCTATCACTAGATCTAATCTTGTCAGTTCTATTCTCGCAAGGATAGGAGTAAGAAATGAAAGTTGAAAAATTTAAAGAAAAACTTTTAAAAGCTATACAAATAGCTGTTGACGACATAACCAGTGAGAGAAGTATGCAAAAGATTGGGAAAAGCATATTACACGGTAATCTTGATTTTAAGGGGATAAGGCAAATAGCTAGAATGGGAAAGTCAACTGATTCTGAAGGGAATAGTGCTAAATTTAATCCTCATTCGAAACAATATAAAAAGTTTCGTAAAAAAATGAAGAAAAAAATGCTATTGTCTCCACAAACAACTCCAGGAAAATCAAATGCCACTTTAACAGGAGATTTACTGGATAATTTAAAATATGACGTAATAAAGAATAAAATTGTTATTGAACCGGGAGATGAGTTCGGTCACATCAAAGCGGCTACAGTTACAAAGTATAAAGGTCCATTTCTAAACATGAGAAAAGTGGCGATCAAAAAATTAACTAAGAGCCTACAGATTAGATTAAAGATACTTGTTTTGAAGAATTTTAGAAGAATTTAAGGTACTTACGAAACAAATAAAGCTTAAATAATAAGATATATAAGAGGGTTGGTAACCCAAAGGAGATTTTATGAGTGATGGTATCACAGAAGAAAACAAGACAACTGAAGAGCAAGGAACTACTGAAGAAGAGAAGAAGTTTGTAGAAAGAAAAGCGTATGAGCAGGTAGCTGCAGACATGCATAAATACAAAAATCAGACAAAAGACGCACTCGCTAAAGTAGCAGAATACGAAGCAAAAGAAGCACAAGCTAAACAGCAAGAGCTAATTGATCAGAAGAAGTTCCAAGAGATAGCAGACAACGAGCGTAAAGAAAAAGAGCAACTTAAGCAATCGCTAGCCCAGCTAGAAAACAAAGTACTTAATGCTCAAAGAATCGAAGCGCTACGAGCGGAAGGTATCGAGTTTCAAAGCCCTGAAGTTTTCAAGTTAATTCAAGAAGATCTCGAGAAGATAGGATTCGATGACAACTCTAACGTCAAGAAAGCAGAGGTTAAAACCTTCGCCAATAAGCTTAGAGAAAGCCTTAGTTGGGCTATCAAACAGCCAAAAGCTGCTGATATTCCTAGCGATGCGCCAGGTAAAGGAGCAGTTGCTGGTAAACTTAACTATGAACAGTGGAGTAAGTTATCATCGGCAGATAAAAAGGCTCGTATGAAGGACTTAGACACTTCTACAATTAAATAATAAGCCCGATTAATAAGATATAGGAAAGAACAAAAAACACAAGGAGAATAGTATATGGCAATGACAGATGTAGCTGAAGTAAGCAATCAAGTTCAAAAAATTTGGTCACCAATTTTCATGGAAGAGTTGAGAGAAGATACCCTTCTTTTGAATCTTGTCAATAAAGATTATCAGGGTGATATTCGTAAAGAAAACGATACGGTTTACGTATCTCAGGTTAATAAACCTCAGGGGCAAAACTTAACAGTTGGCGTAGATGCTAACTCATTTCAATCGACTAGTCTTTCTACTTCTCGCGTTGCTATCGTAGCAAACAAAAGAGCAGTAGCATCGTTCGAATTTTCGGACCTAGTAGATATCCAGTCTCAAATCAATGGTGATTCTTCTCCAATTAGAGAAGCTCTTCGTCAGTCAGTAGCAGAAGAAATTAATAACCACCTATACTCGCTAGTATCACCTAGTGCGTCTTCTCCGGATCATATCATTCCAAGCGTAACTGACATGAACAAAACTCAATTGGGCGCTGTTCGTAAATTGGCAGCTAAAGCTAAGTGGAAGAAAGATGGTTGGATTGGTCTACTTGACCCTAGCTATTACTCAGATATTTTAGCTGACGCAGGTCTTACTTCTAGAGATTTCGCAGCTGATGACAACCCAGTCATCGGTGGACAAGTAGCGTTCCCTCGTTTTGGATTTAACCTGTTTGAAGATAACTCTAGAGAAACTGACGACTACGGTCTCTTTTTCCATCCAGACTTCATGCACCTAGTTATGCAAACAGAGCCTACTTTTAAAATCTCTGATCTTCACTCTAATAAGCAATTTGGATATGTTATCTCTCTAGATATCATCTACGGAGCTGCTCTTGGAATCGATGGAGATAAGAAACATATCGTAGTAACAGCTTAATAAATAGGGCTTAGTTTTTAAGCCTTATCTTAATATAAACAAAAAAAGGAGAAATATATATGGCTGATGTAGCAAATAAGAAAAGATGTGGTAAGCAATTCGGTAATGCCTCTGAGTTGATTGAAGTTATTTATGACTTTAGTGTTGACGCAGGCGCAACTGGAGACCTTAGTCTTCTAGAAGCAGAGAGCGATTGCATCGTTCATTTGCGTCACGCTCTAGTCCAGGAGGCTTGTACCTCTGATGGGTTGATGACTTTAGACGTAGGTAAGACTGGCGGAGATGAATTTATCGGTGGTACAGCTGTAGCGGCTCTTACTCTTGACTCTCTTCACGTTGGTGCAGCTCCTGTAGAGCTTACTGCTGGCGAGAAGATCGATATGGGTATCCTTACTGCTGCTCTAACAGCTGGTAAAGTTAAATTCGTTTTCGAAGTATTCGCAAAATAACAAATAGATTAACGGAATAATCGCAGGGGTTAGCCCACGGGGATATTACCTCATGAGCTAGCCCCTTTTTTTTTAGGGATAGAAAATGACAGCCAATGAAATGGGAATAATTATAAGTTTTATTTCAGTTTTTTTAACAGTTTTAGCTTATGTTTATAAGGTTAGAATGAATGACAAAAAAGAAATAGATAAAGAGTTAATTGAAGTGCGCACTTATATAGATAAAGAACTATATCATCTAAAAGAGTTGCATAACAATAAGCTAGAAGAAGTGAAGAAAGAGATACATCAATTGAGGGACGAGCTTAGAGAATCAACTGTTAAACAATTTGAACTGTTAAACAAGTTGATCGATAAGAGATAAGCTCCTTAATTTTTAATAGGAGTAAAAGTGATCAATCTTAAAGATAAATTAACAATTCTACATGACGATAACGGAACATTTATAGATCATACAGCCTCTTTGTGTGATTACCTACGAGATACATCTACTATCACTTTAGCAACATCAGAAGATTACTTATACATCGGTTTTTATAAGCCCATATCAGCGGTTTATATTGAGTTTGAGACACCTAATACCGTAAGCGCTACCCTTAGCTTAGAGTACTACAAAAAGACCGCAGAATGGACGTCAATAACTCATCACGATGATACTAAAGGTTTAACAAGAAGTGCATTTTTAAGCTGGGAAAGAAATCAAACAGATCAAATTGTTAACACTATAAATTCTCAAGAAAAGTTTTGGTATCGAATAAGTGCTGATGCTACTACAAGTGCAATGATTATCAAAGGGATTAACATAGTATTCAGTGATGATCAAGAGCTCAAAAGACATTACGATCAAATATTGTCTACAGATATGCTAGGTTCTTTGTCTTCTCATATCAATATCCATGTGGCAGCTAGAGATTACATACTACAAAGGCTTAGAAATAACAACAATAATAAACTAACAAGCGGAGATGTTGCTTATATAACTCCATGGGACCTATTAGATATAGAAGAAGTAAGAATGGCAGCTACTTTCAAGGCCCTGTCTATGATCTTTAACAATTTGAGCGATGGAGATGATGACTTTTGGGCTAATAAATCACTATTTTATGATAAAGAATATTACAAAATGATTAACAATGTAAATCTAAGTATAGACAGCGATGACGATGGATTAAAAGATCCAAATGAAAACATGGCGAAGAAAGGATCTATTATATACTTTACTAGATAAGGAAATATATGGCGGAATTAACACCAGAGATTAAGCAGAAAATTAAAGAAAAAGCAATAAAAGATCTAAAAACTTGCGATGGTTTATTACCTCCTAAAAATGTAATAAATAATCATATCTCTTTAATTGAAAAATTATACTTAGACGGAAAGATTGAGGTTGAATAATGGCAACTAGATATGTAGATACAGACACAGGAAGTGATTCAAATGGAGGAACATCCTGGGCAGATGCCTGGCTTAGCTGGGATAAAATTGTAGCTACTGTTGTAGACGGAGATGTAGTCTATCACAGAGGGGCCGCTACCATGACTAGTACTTATCTAAATGCTCAATCTTCCATTAGTGCTGGATTTTCTTTAATTAGAGACCCGGCCTCCTTTTCTACAAAAACAAAAGTATTACTTGGCCTTAACGCAGATACAAGATATGTGTTTTCAGATTCTGTTTATTTTCAAGGATTAGAATTTACTTTAGATTATAATAATCCTACTGCTAATTACAATAATACTTTTTTAGGTTTTTTGGCAAGTAATAGAGCAAACAAAGTCCAGGATTGTAAATTTATACCAATCAATACAAATGATCTTTACTACTCTAGACCAATCGCCGGGTCTGCAACTGGGCCTATTTTTATATCATGTGAATTTGATGGAAGTTTATCTAAAAATTGTATCTTAATGGCTATCGGAGACGTTTCGTTTATAAATTGTGATGTACATGATTTTAAAGAAGAACCGGGTGTCTGGCCTGCGACTTTTTGTCTTATTCAAACCACTGAAACCTCCTCAAAAATTTTTGAAAATAATAGATTTTGGAATATAAGTGTGCCAAGAATATTCCGGGAAACACTATCTGCAGGAGAACTTAGTAATTACTTAATTAGATATAATACTTTTTATTTTAATAGCTCTTATCAAAATCAAGATGTAAATCTAATGTCTTCTAACGGTGCAGAATATAGTTGGTCTTCTTTTAATTTGCACGACAATGTAATTGTAAGTGAAAACGCAACATATGATTTTAAGATTAACGACACTTCAACAGTAATGGAAGCTCCAGTTACTGGATACAATGCTATTTCTTCAAACATAGATTTAACAAATTATTCTCCAACTTTTTCGGATACAATTATTACTGCTGCAGATTTTGCAAGTACGAATCCTGTCGATGCTGATTTTCTACAGCCAGCAGCATCTTCTACTCTTGAAGAATTAACTGGGTTTTTGCCTAATAGAACGCCAGGATTTTATCAAGTAGCAGGCGGTGGCGCCGGTGGAGAAACAGATCCAGATAAAGTATTATCTACATCTACAGAAATAAGTGGAAATATAAACCCAAATACAGTTCTAGACACAAACGCAAATGGAACTCTTGATAGTGCTAACGTGCTAGTAGCAGGAGGTGGAGACTATGTAGAACCAGACAATTCTTTTTATTCTCCCAATGGCCCCGGTTACGGAGACGCTGGTCTAACAGTTGGAACTCAAGACCTACCTGAGATAGTAAATATAGCCCCAGATGACACGCTAGAGGGTACTCCTGGTATCATGGACTTACCAGCTCTTAATAGAGTAAGCCCTAATGACACCCTTAGAGGATTCACAGGTACACAGGACCTACCAACGCTATCATCTATAAAAGATAGCGATACTTTGGAAGGAACTCCGGGTACTCTACCTAGCAATAAGATAGCCCCGTCGCAAGGGGGGTCTTATCTAGGAGAAGAAGATAATGATGTTATTACAGCGGATATCCTAAAAGTAGGAGAGATAATCGAAAACCTCGGAGTAAGCGTCGAAGGAACTTTCTCCGGTGCTTCGGTTACTATACCAGACAATAAAGTTGTGTATCCTTTTGAGTACATTGACGCAGAAGGATCAAAAACTGGACAGTTCGGGCTAGTATCTCCAGGTGACGATATAGCTTCTAACATAAAGACCAATTTATTGGCTGAGGTAGACACAATATTAACAGGTCTTACTTATACACCTCTATCTAATATATACGAAATAGAAAAGAACAACTTTAAGCAAAATACTAAAAGATATGGAGTTAGAATCCTAGGTGGAGTACAGACAATTTACAAGGTTGGAGCTCATGTAACTGACCAAAATTACGAGATCATTCTTACTACAAATTACATCAATGGGGCAAGTGGTCGAAATGACGAAGCACAGCAAGCGGCTGTGGCTGAATTGCTAACCCGCATTAATAAGATATATAGAAGAATATTAGAAACAAAGGGCGGTTCTGCGTCTAACGTTTTAATAGTTAATGAAGGATCTATACAAAAGCCGGAATTTATAGCAGAACAAAATGTGGCAATAGTACGATTACAGTTTAACGTTAGATATAAACAAAATAGATAAGGAGAATTAAATGGGATATATAGTAAAAAATAACGACTTACTTTTTATAACTGAAGAGTCAACTGAAGGAACACCAGTCAATCCAAGCGCGGGCGCAGAAGCTGCTCAAGTTATTTTAGATGGACTAGAGATTACTCCTGCCCACGAGCTATTAAATAGAGCGGTTTCCAATTCAGGAATCGGAATGAATAAGTCTAGAAAAGGTAAAAAAACTGTAGCAGGTTCTCTTCCTTTTGAATTTAAGTCAAGCGGAACAGCTGGAGTTGAACCTGAAACAGACTTACTATATAGAAGCCTCTTGGGTGCTACAAGAGCCGAGGATACCGGCGTAACAGCTGACGATATCAACGTAGCCCATAGCTCAACAGTAATCGGCTTGGCAGATTCTGATGCCAATAAGTACGCAGCAGGGGACATCGTGCGCGTGCGTAGGGGTACTAGCGCAGACCACATTTCTCCTATTGCTTCCGTTGTAAATACAGCTGGTTCAGTAGCTATTACTTTACTTATAGCTAACCCACTGGGAGCTCACGCAGATGGCGACGCAATTTCTCCGGTGGTTACTTATCTTCCAGCAAACTCAGGCCACCCGTCTTTTACTCTTACTCATTATCAAGAAGACGAAGTTAAAAGACAAGCAGCTGGATGTAAAGCTATTAGTGCTTCTTTGAGCAACTGGACAACTGGACAAATTCCTCAGATGGCTTTTGCTTTTGAAGGTATTTCTTTTGCTGAAACTCTTTCAACTAAATCAGTTACCGAGGTATTCGATTCAAGCGAACCGCCTACTGTACTTAATTCTATTTTCTATATAGATGGAGTAGCAAAATGTGTAAACAACATTACTCTTGAAGTAGCGAATGAGCTTGGTTTTATTACTTGTACTTCTAGTCAAAATGGTAGAGTAGCAAGTAGAGCTACTACTAGAAACGTTACTCTTTCAATTGACCCGTATGCCGAAGATGACTCTATTGCTGATTGGAATAAGTTCGACAATAACACAGATTTTAGCATCTTTTTCTGGGCTGGTGTCGAAGATACAAACGCTGGACAATTTAAAGATATCGTAGCTGTCTATCTTCCACAATGTCAAATTACCGAATTCTCAAAAGCTGATGCGGAAGGCAACGTAATTAACAACATGAGTATTAAAGCCCACAGAGGAAGCGACGGACAAAGCGACGAGATTTATCTATCAATGATTTAACCAAAAGGGCTTATTTTTTAAGCCCTGTTTTATAGGAGACGACGAAATGGCAAAGATTTACAGAAGGACAGATCGAATTACAGTGCAGGTGGACGATATTACAGTCAAGCTAGCACCCCTTTCTTTATCACAAAGAATGGAACTACAAGCTTACTTTACGAGTGGAGATTTGAAAGAAATGATGAAGGGAACTAAAGAAGTTCTTAAAATGACTCTTAAAGATATGCAGGGCGTAGAAGATAGCGATGGAAAAAAGTACGAGCTAGAGTTTGAAGATGGATCGATTACTGAAGATTGCTGTGAAGATATCTTTAATCTAGAGCATAGTCAAAAACTTCTTAGCGTATGCTCTTCACTGATGAGTGGAGTACCAGCAGAAGGCAAAGTGGTAGATGGCAACGGAAAAGAGATCGAAGGAGTAACGGTGGTGGGAAACCCCAAGAAGGGAACGAGAAAAAGTTCCCGGTAATCCCAGCATTTATTCATGTTATTATAGACCAAGTTTATAAGGTTAGCGTACTTAGTTCGTCCGATAGAATTAAGCTTTATTTGTCTTTTGTAAACGCAGTCGATCCCAACTTTATTGATCTACATCATGTTACCATGAAGAGAACTAAAGATGCGAATAGATTAAAGATATTAAAAGAAAAATATGGGTGTACAAAGAGCAGAGAAAAACCACTTATAATAATTGACGAAATGTTTGAAGTATATAGATGTCCATGCGCTTATTCTCACCCTCACTTTAATCTTCTGATTACTCTATATGGTCAATATAAAAATGGGGTGATGCCTGACTCAGGTCCGCTTATAGACCAGCCAGCTTGGATGATAGAATCGTTTCAAGTTTTTCAGGAGATAGAATCGGATATTAAAGAAGAGCAAGATAGAAAAATGAAAGCTCAGATAGCAAGGAAAAATTAAGAATGGCAGATGAAAAAGTCACACTAGAGCTAGAGCTACAGATTAACAAATTAAAACAAGATTTTGATAAAGTAAATCAACAGGTATCTCAGTTTGAAGAGAAATTTAAGAAAAGTTCTAAAGGGGCTGCGAGCGCTTGGAATGTATTCAAAGGTGTGCTTAGTGCTAACGTAGTTGTAGCAGCTCTGAATGGTGCTTTTAACGCTGCAAAACAATTCTTTAACTTCATGGTAGGGGGCGCAGTAGATGCGGCTATAGTTCAGCAAAATGCGCTGAATGATTTAGCAACGCAGATGCAGATTACCGGATCTTTTACTAACGAAGCATTTCAAGATATGCAAAACTTTGCTTCAGAGATGCAAAGAACAAGTACAGTTGGAGACGAAGCATCTTTAAAAATGTTATCGTTTGCAAAAGCAATGGGAGCCTCAAACGACCAAGCTAAACTATTAACACAGGCGGCTATAGAGCTTAGCGCTGCTACAGGCAAGAGCACTGATGAAAGTATACGCCAAGTAAGTAAGACCCTTGGTGGATTCGCTGGAGAGCTTGGAGAAGTTAATCCAAAAATTAAAGAGCTAACTGCAGAACAGCTAAAGAATGGCGCAGCTGCTCAGATTCTTATAGATCAATATGGTGGTAGTGCTGCTGGTAAGTTAAATACATACGAAGGCGCATTGACTCAAATGAAGAATACATTTGGAGACATGCAGGAGCGAATAGGAGAAATTGTAACCAAGTCTCCTATCGGTATTCTTATCATCCAAAAATTATCTGATGCATTCGCTGCTCTTGGTGATTTTATTTATAAAAGTCAACCAGCGATTCAAGATTTTATAAAAAATGGATTACTTAATATTATACAGGCAGCCGAGTGGGTTATAAAAAATGCACTAGAGCCAATTGCAAGCTATATCGGTATCGTAAAAAACGTTTGGGCTACTCAAGTAGACGCTATGCAGCTAGCTTTTTGGACTATGGGAACTGCTATATCTGGTATCGCCCTGGGTATAGTACAAACTATTAATGCTTTGGTTAGTTCTCTGCCAGAAAGTCTTCAACCTGAGGGATGGGTACAAGGTTTGACTGAAGCTGAAGCTGCCCTAGAAGGCTTTACAGCAAGAGCGGTTGAAGGTGTTACTACTAACGTCGATTCAATTAAAGAACAATTTAAAGGAATATACTCATCTCTAGTTGACGACGATATACAGGAAGAAACCAAAGAGAAATTCCTCGGATTTCTAACAGGCTTAGAAGAAGATGTTAAGAATACTACAACAAGCATTAAGACCACTCGTATAGAAGGAGAGGCAGACGCAAATAAAGGCGTAGAAAAAGAGAAAACTGGGTGGTTCGGAAAGATGCTTGGGCTAGACAAGAAATGGGGAGAAGCCGAAGGAAAAACTGAAGAGGAAAGAGACAAAAATAAAATTGCTAACTTTAAATCGACTATGAGTACCATCTCAGGTTTAATGTCTAGCAACAACAAAACCCTATTCCGCATCGGTCAAGCTGCAGCCATCTCTCAGGCTACTATCGACGGCTTCGCAGCGGTTCAAAAAGCATTAGGTTCAGCTCCTCCTCCTTTCAACTTCGCCCTAGCTGCTATCGTGGGAGCTGCTACAGCGGCCAATATTGGGAACATAGCAAGCGCACAGCCGCCGAAGTTTGCCCAAGGTGGTGTCGTTCCTGGTACTAGCACGAACGGGGATAATGTTTTAGCTAGACTTAATTCTAACGAAGTCGTCCTCAATGGTAGACAGCAGGCAAATGTTTTATTTGGTTTGGCTAATGGTGGTGGCGCCGGTGGATCTGAAGTATTATTACAGATTCGAGATCTATTAAGTGAGAGACAACAAATTAACAACTTTATGGATGGTCAAGAAATTAACGATCAACTAAGTGAGCTTAACTCAAGGGTATTAGCAGCATGAAAACAAAAATTATAAATAATAAATTTATAACTGATGAACAGATATCTTTTTATAATACATATAGATCAACTGATATATCTCAAGACTTATTAATTGATCCTCTTTACACGAACTACGTGAGAGATGTAGATAATATATATGTTTATCAAAATGATACAGCTAACTTATCTTTTGACACTAATTTCCCAAAGTCAAATTTACTACAAGAAAGTATGGCTGAAGAAGTAAGAGTATCTTCTTACGAGGTGTCCTCGGGAGTATTTCTAGCCGGTATTACTATCGATTTGGATAACTCTTCAATAGGAGATTATGATTGTATAGCTATAAGATTTAATCGTAATAATGAAGTGTTAAAAAACTTAATTAAAAGTGGGGCTAATATTTTTATAGCAGCCCATGGTTCTCTAACAAACGTCAATAGCAGCACAGGAGGAGGTGGAGCAAGTAAAGAAATTTATCAAGTTTCTTTAAAGCAAACATCAACATCTTTTGGAACAGATACGTTTTCAACCAACATGATAGACCCCGAGGACCCTGTTATTATTATAGATAAAACATTAAGACAACACATGACTCAATACAATTTAGTTAACGATTTGCCTTTTCAATATATAAGCGTTTGGTTTACTCACTCTGCTGATTTTACTTTTAGCGTAAGCAATGTTTCTGTAACAAATGGAGTCGATTTCGATGATTATTTTATTAATGGAAAGATCGATTCTTCTAGAGTAAGCTTAACAAAGACTACATATAGCCCGGATAGATATTCTATCAAAGATGTAAGAGGATTTTACAAGAAGTTTAAAGGTAATATTGACTTGCTTGATAATACACAGGGCTTAGATTTAAGAAAAAAAGTCTTTGATTTTTGTAAAGATGAAGGATTCTTTATTTTCCCTAATATGGAAGATCAAAATTTCTATATGGAATCCTTAAGATCTGGTGGATTATATCGAATGAAAGAAGAATTTAAAGTTGAAAATACTCGCTATAATATATATAATACAAGCCTAGACTTAGAGGAAGTTGTATAAATGTCTACATATAGTACATTATCTCAAAATCGCAATTCAAAAAAGAATATAATTTGTATTCTTAGAAGTTTGCAATTAAAACAATCAGCAGATTTTGAATCTTATAGTACTTATTATAGAATATCTAGTGAGTTTTTTGTTGAAGGTGTTTTTACTACTACAGATCTTACAAAAGGAAGTAATAAAGATAGTCTTACTTCTAATCAGTGGTTTTACGAAGGTGGATTTGTTTACCTTGATGTTTCTCCAGGAGATATTTATTTAAAAAATAAAATCTTTTTAGCAAGTGAATCTATAATACTAAAAGAAAGTATTACTAGCGGAGATGAAGTCTGGTTTGAGCCAAGGTTAATTAATATTCCTTTTTTTAATAGAAAAATAGACCCTATTCAAAACGCATCAATAGCATTAGGTAAATTTACTTTAAAAGTATCTAATTCAGATGGTAAATATAATGATATGCTTAATTCTTCTTACTTCAAAGGCCAAGTTGTAGAGATATATAGTATTATAGACCCACAAGAAATAGACGAAAGTGAAATTTTAAAACTATGTACTTCTACTATTCAAGATGTAGAAGCTAACGAAAAAGATATAACTATAAAGTTAAATGAGGAGAGTTTATTAGACAGAGAATTAGAAGATAACTTGGAATTTGTTGAAGGAAAAACAGACGAATTTTATCCTTACATCTTCGGATCTTTTAAAAATCTATTAGTTCCATCTGCAGAATTTGATGACTATATATACACTGGATTAAATATCGATGTAACCATGGGGGTAATTAATGGGGCTACTTTTGAAAAAGCAGCAACTGCTATATACGGAGAACAGCTTTTAGCTACTGTTCTTTTTATGGACACAAGAATCGCATTAGGTGGTTTATCTTCTACTAGATACTCTAATCTTTTGAAAGGTAAAATTATAGATATCGATGAAGGTGGTACAACTAATTTTAAATTTAAAACTAATCTTCCTATTATAGCAGGATTAGGCACAGCAGAATTTAAGTTATTTATTCACAAAGATGATTACATAGCCCTAAAAGATAGAGTTAAATTAACTAATAAATGGACCGGGCCTACCTCTGATAATCCTTATATTTCAACCAACGTTTCATCAAAGGCTTTTGTAGGAGATTTTGAAATATCTTTAGATGATAATTGGAGCTTTTTACAAGAGGATGATATATTAAGGATTAGACATGATTCTTTTTTCTTCTGTGAAATACCTGTTGATAGTTACGATGCTTCTACGAATACTGTAACACTTAAATATGCTCTTCCATACGATGTATCTGTAACTGGTCTTAGTCAAAAAATATTTTTTGATAACTTTCAAAGTGTAAGCATAAATAATGATACTCATACAAGAAAATTTGACCACTTTAATTTGTTTGTAGGAGATATTTCTAGACTAAAAAGTTCTGGCAGCGGTTCATATGTTACATTTCAAAATGAAAATAATGAAGACTATTATATTTGGTTTAATATAGATTCAGGAAATACAGATCCTGATCCTTTCTCAGATTCCGGTGCTAGTGGACAAGAGATCCCCTTAACAGCAAGCGATACTCAAGCAGATATTTTTTCCAAAATTTTGTTATTAAATAAAGATTTTCAGACATTTGGGAGGCGATTTACAGTATTAAAATCAAGTGATATTTATTTTTTAAAATTTCAACATCAAAATTTGCGAACAAAATATATCAAGCCATCTGCGCAAGTTTTCGATATTACAGCTGGTGGTGGTTTAGGCGATGGATGGGCTGTAGAAGGTGGTGGGTTGGCTGAAATTCCTGCTTACAGTATCGATTATAATTCTAGCACAAAAAATATTCATATAGATTTAGATCGTATTAAGCTGTCAGTAAATAATGAAGATGGATTTCTTGCTTCATACGAAGGCGGTCTTACAATAGTCGCAGGAAGTGGGAGCTTAAAAGAACAAAGAAAGATAACTACAACAGGAGACAAATTTAAGAATTTGGAAGAAGGTAGCGTTATTCATTTGCCAGATATAGATGATATTCCTTTTATCGTTAATGAATTTATAAATGATAATACTGTATATTTAGACCGCATTGTAGACTCAAGCGTTAGTCCAGTCTCTTACACAGGTAACTGGCATCTTTACGCTAGATACGAATTAGTAGAATCTTCAGACATAATACTAAATGGAATAGCTGGGCCTGGAGCTCCAAGCTATAAAAATATTTTAGTAGATTTAATGGAGAACTACTATAATCTAGATACTTCACAGTACGATTTAACATCTTTAGAAAGTATAGATACTAATTTTCCTTATTTTAACATGGGTTATATATTAGAAGATTATAAAAAACTATATCAAATCGTAAATGAATTAAACAAAGGAACTAATTTTATTTCTTATATTAATCGTGCAGGTAAAATCGCATTTGAGTATATCAATTTCCAAGCCCTATCCGCAAGTGGTTCTTTTTATTATAGTAAATCTATATCATTTAAAAATAAAATGACTCATGATATTAGTAAAAGCTTAATTTATAAGTATGCAAAAGATTTGTCAGCTAATGAATTTGATACTATTACTATGTCAAACAGCGAAATCACTAATATACAAACTCTACTTAAATTAGAGCAAGAGGACGAAATAGAGTCAAAAATAATGTATAATATATTTAGCGAATCGGTTTCAAGTGTTACTTACGAAGATATAATAAAAGATAAATATTTTTCTAAATTTAGCGAAGTTGAAATAATCGCTGGATTAGAATTTTTATTGTATGAATTAGGATCAGAAATAAACTTGATTAATTTTG